AAGATACGTTTAATGAATTTGAAGAATGGGCAGATGATATGGTAGATAATGCTCTTTCGGAAGATGATCTTAAGCCTAAGCAAAGTGTACCAGTAACTGAATTTATCTTAAGCATGTATGACAGAGAAACAGGTCAATTTCCTAAAGGAGAAACTGCTGTTTTAACTGCGGTGGAAAAAGATTATGGAGAAAGTTTAATCAATCCTGCAAAGCAGTTTATTGAAGCTATTAATCAAAAATTCCGTGAATATAATGGTTATGATACTGATGCAGACGGTATACTCAGCGAAACGCCTATGCGATTTAAGGCTGTACAATCAGCTAACGGAGAATGGAAAGTATTTGATACTAAAACTAAGCAAGTTGTACACAAAGCATACAATCAGCATGAAGCAGAAGGAACAGCAGAAACTCTTAATAGACAAGCATCTGAAAATGTTGAAGAAGATTTGATAGATCCTAAACCAAAAAGTGATAGAAGGTATTTTGTAGTTCCTAACATGGAAGATTATTACGACATCCAAAATGATAGGAGATTTGCTGGTTATATAGAGGTCGCAGATGAAAATTCCGAAGTAATGGTATTACCTAATTCACGTTTTCATAAATTGAAAATGATGTATGGCAATAAAGTACATGAAGTTGATCCGCAATTTACAAAAACTTACGAAGACGATGTTGAAGAATCAGGATTACAATATTACTTAGGTAAAAAGAAATATGGTAAAGATGGCATGGCTGCACTCGCACAAGCCGGAAGAGATGGAGCCAGTCAAGAAGAGCTTGGAAAAATTAAAGATAAGTACATTGATGATAGCATGGATATTTTGAGATTAGCAGGCGTAAAATGAAAATAAATGAGCTTTTTGATTTAGACAACCCGCTAAGTGCTGTAGATGATGTACTGAGCGGAGCAAGCAAAATGTTTAAAGGTAAAAGTAAAGATAATCGCACTCAAAGCCAATCGCAAACAAAACAGCAAAGTGCAGATAATGCAAATTGGTGTGCAAATCCAAATAATAAAAAAAATCCAAATTATAAAAAAATATGTAAATAGGAGTTTTATGAAATTATTTTTTATTGTAGGCGCTGTCCTACTACTAACTGCAGCATGTACAAACCCGCACAGAGAACATCACATGACACGCATGCATGATCACTATGCATGTAACTCATGGCAACATCATGATCATGACGATCAGCATGGTGGATCATACTGGCACACACACTGCACAGATGATCACAAATAATCAATCAAATCAGTAATTTAATTATTGACATTTGGTAAATACTCGTGTAGCATATATGTTTGTGCTACACATTAAAGGCAACAGCTAAGGCACATTTAACAATTTATAGAAAGGCATATTATGGCAACTTTAGCAGAAATTCGAGCAAAACTCAAAGAACAAGAATCAAGACAAGGTGGAAACACATCCGGTGGTGATAACGGTATCTATCCCTTTTGGAATATGGCAGAGGGTACTACTGCAACTCTTAGGTTCCTTCCAGACGGCGACAACAACAATACTTTTTTCTGGCGAGAGAGACTAATGATTAAACTTCCTTTTGCAGGCGTAAAAGGAGAAACCGACAGTAAACCAGTACAGGTGCAAATTCCTTGTATGGAAATGTATGGCGAGAGCTGTGCTATCCTTAATGAGGTACGTGGCTGGTTTAAAGACCCAAGCCTAGAAGAAATGGGTCGCAAGTATTGGAAAAAGCGTTCATATCTTTTCCAAGGCTTTGTAACTGATGATCCACTAAAAGAAGAAAGTGTACCGGAAAATCCTATCCGTAGATTTATTATTGGACCTCAAATCTTCCAAATTATTAAACAAGCATTAATGGATCCAGATATGGAAGAATTACCAACTGATTATACAAGTGGTATTGACTTCCGACTTAATAAAACGTCTAAAGGTGGATTCGCTGATTATTCAACGAGTAATTGGGCACGTAGAGAGCGTCCACTAAACGACAAAGAAATGCATGCAATTAATTCATTTGGACTGTTTAGTTTAAATGATTTCCTTCCTAAGAAACCAACTGATGTTGAGATTAAAATCATGCAACAGATGTTTGAAGCAAGTGTTGACGGAGAGGCTTATGATAGCGAACGATGGAGTCAATACTTCCGACCAGCAGGAATGTCAGCAATGACTGGCGATCCTAATACTAGCAACACATCTGCTACGACTACTGTAGTTGAAACAAAAGAAGAAACTGTAACAGTAAGCGAACCTGTAGTAGCAGAAACTGCAGCAGGTGGAGATAACGCAAAAGACATCCTTGCAATGATCCGAGCAAGACAAGCAGACTAAGACACCACTAGCAAGGAGCATTATGTTCCTTGCATTCTGACTTTTTAAGGCACAATTATGGCAAAAGCATTTGATCCAAGTAAATTTAGAACACAATTAACAAAATCTATTACAGGCATGAGTGCTGGTTTTAATGATCCAACTGATTGGATTTCAACTGGCAACTATGCTCTAAACTATCTCATTTCAGGTGATTTTCACAAAGGCATTCCACTAGGTAAAGTTAGTGTATTTGCAGGTGAATCTGGTGCAGGTAAAAGTTATATCTGTGCAGGTAACATTGTAAAAGCAGCACAAGACCAAGACATTTTTGTCGTGCTAATTGACAGTGAGAACGCACTTGACGAAGACTGGCTTAGGAATTTAAACGTTGACACTAGCGAAAAAAAGCTACTAAAACTTAATATGAGTATGATTGATGATGTAGCTAAAACTATCTCAGTCTTTATTGACGACTACAAAAATCTTGAAGGAGAAGACAAACCTAAAGTATTGTTTGTTATTGACAGCTTAGGTATGTTACTGACGCCAACTGATGTTGATCAATTTGGCAAGGGTGATCTTAAAGGTGATATGGGTAGGAAACCTAAGGCACTTACAGCTCTTGTAAGGAATTGTGTTAACATGTTTGGCAGTCATAATGTAGGACTTGTAGCAACTAATCATACATACGCAAGCCAGGACATGTTTGATCCAGATGACAAGATTTCAGGAGGACAAGGTTTTATCTATGCAAGTAGTATTGTAGTTGCAATGAAAAAACTCAAACTAAAAGAAGACGAGGACGGTAACAAAACCTCAGAAGTACAAGGCATCCGTGCAGCTTGTAAGGTAATGAAAACACGTTATGCAAAACCATTTGAAGGAGTACAGGTAAAGATTCCTTATGAAACTGGAATGAATCCGTATAGTGGTCTTGTTGACCTTTTTGAAAAACAAGGTCATCTTGTTAAGGACGGAAATAGATTGCGTTACATCGATAGTGAAGGAAATGAGCACAAAGAATATCGTAAAAATTGGACTGGCGAACTGTTAGATATGGTTATGCAAGACTATCCAAAAAAACAAAAAGATATAAATACTCCATCTATGGAAGAGGAGATTATAGAAGATGACGGAACAGCAGATAGTTGAAATTTGGAGTTTATTCCGAGAACATTGCGACAAAAAACAGTTAACAGTTGCAGCAGAACACTTTGTAGAATTACTTGCTGACTTTGGAGTGTCGGACGATGCAATGAAAAATTCATTAGGAAATTGCAACACACTTGATATTGCAATTTCCTATTATTTAGACATAGATGAAGATGAAGAATATTGAAAGGTTAAATGGGCTGGTATAGCGAAATTGCAAGAGACATTGGCAAGATTCCAGATGCTATATTACATTTTGAAGCTGAATTAAGAGATGCAAAACTTGAATGCAAAATTAAAGGTAATGTAGAAAAACTTGCTGCAGAACTTCCAGGCATCGTAGAACATCGTTTTAACCAATTGCAAGAAATAGAAGCTATATTAAACTATCTGAATATTGAGCTAAGAAAATTACGTAGTTCTTTTTTCAAAAAGTATTTAGAAAATTATCAACGAGCATTGTCTAGTCGCGATGTTGAAAAGTATGTAGACGGAGAACTAGATGTCGTTGATTTTGAAAAGATAGTCAATGAGTTTGCTCTGTTACGAAATAAATGGTTAGGAATCCTAAAAGGATTAGATCAAAAACAATGGCAAATAACTAACATTGTTAAATTACGAGTCGCAGGAATGGAAGATGCAAGCCTTTAAAGATTTAGATTTTTTAGAAATAGGAACTTCTAATTTTGATACTTTAATTCAGTTAGCAGATAATAAAACGGTAGGAATATCAGTAGAACCTATCAAATATTATTTAGAAAGCCTTCCTAGCCCGGCAAATGTTTTAAAAATAAATGCAGCAATATCTATTACAAATACTTCAGAGGATATTGAATTATACTATATTCCTAGCGAACAAATTAGAAAACACAGATTGCCAAGATATTTTAAGGGATGTAATAAATTAGGCTCAATGCATCCAAAAATTATTGAACATAAATTAGAACATTTAGCAGTAAATGAAAAAGTAAAACAAATACCTATAGCAGAATTTTTAACACAACACAATATAAGGAAAATTAAATTCCTTAAAATCGACACTGAAGGCGCTGACACTTTTATATTAGAATATCTTTATCAATATTTGATAGAAAAGGATAGAGAATATCTACCTCAAAAAATTAGGTTTGAAACAAATAAACTCAACCCAATAGACAGAGTAAATAATATATTATATCTTTATGGTTGTTTAGGATATACTGTTGGGAAAAAGATGAAGAATGACACGGAGCTGCTTTTAAATTGATTACAATTACAACGGTGTTAAAAACACAAAATTATTATAATTCTTCATGGGTAGATAAAATGAAAAGGTCGCTAGACCGACACATGAAGACTCCCTTCCACTTTCTACCACTTAGTGACGGCAAGCACACTTTTCCTGTTAACACATTCATTCAAGATAATCCAGGTTACTGGAATAAGATAGAACTTTTTAGACCCGATCTATACTCAGGACCTACTTTGTTTATTGATGCAGACAATGTAATTATAGGAGATTTGTCTCCTATGATAGACGCATTACAAGGTCAAAAATTTGTTATGTATAAAAGTAGAACAACAAAAACACATCCAAAACCTACGCCGTCTAGTTGCGTAATGTATTGGGAAGATGATATGGCGTATTTATGGCATTTGTGGAATAGTAAACCAACTATCCAATGGAGACAAGAGTATGCTAAAAATGATAGTACAGGACGCAAAGGTGATCAAGGATTTATTAGAGAACATGCAAGAGATTTAAATTTATTACATGACATATATCCTAATGCCTATAACGAAATTAAATTTGTAAGTTCACGACAACCTAAATTATCTAATGTAAATATGTTAGTGTTTGCTGGCGCAAAAAAACCACATATTTCATCATGGCCAATTGTCCAAAAGGAATGGCAATTGTGATTTATGAAGTTCATAGAAAAGCTCATAATAACGTTGGAGATGCTTTTTGTAACCCAAGCAGATATTTTGATTTTGGAAATTACAAATCAGGAGAATTAGTAGGAAATAATTTTCCTATTGAAGATCAAACAGTTGTTATAGGTGGTGGCGGTTTAATACACAAACAATTTAGCCTTAATATTCAAACCTTATTAGCAAAAAAACCTAAACATGCAGTTCTGTGGGGAATAGGGCACAACTTTGGCAAAAAACATGTACGTAAATCAAAACAAAAAGTTTATTACCCTCCTTGGGTATTCAACTGCTCCTTAATTGGCATTAGAGATTATCTACAAGGTTACTACAATCATTACTTACCGTGTGTAAGTTGCATGCACCCTGCGTTTGAAAAAAAATATAATACTACTCGAGAATATGTGTATTTTTTACATGCTTACAAAACAAAATTTGGTTTACATAACGCAAATGTTCCATTTATGAAAAATAATGAAATGGATTTCGAAAAAGTTATAAATTTTTTAGGAAGTGCAGAAACTGTAATAAGTGATAGTTATCACGGTATATATTGGGCGCAGTTATTAGGAAAAAATACTCAATCAGTTAGTTGGAGTGTAAAATTTAATCATATGAAATATCCTCCTTATTTCTTGAGAACTATAAATACTGCTCCTAAACGTGTTAAGAATCGTGTAGATGGATTTTTAGCCGAGTGCAGGAATTATAATAATGATTTCTACAAAAAATTTATGAATTTATAACTGAGTATAAATATCATAATAATAAGGAAGCATTATGGGATATTATATGGACAAGGTTCTGTTACATCTTGAACAAGCAGATAAGCTTGATAAAATTTGTGACATAGGAGGAGGAGCAGGTCGGAAAGCTAAACTTATAGCTGACAAATTTAATTCAGAAGTTTGGATTATAGAAGGTAGTACAGAAAATAATCATTTGAAAGAAAATCATCGAAAAGCAAAATGGAATTTAAGTGCAAAAAATTTCTCGTATTATTGGCTAACAGATAATCTAATAGAAAAACAAAAAGGTATTTTTGGTCAAACAAAACATACACTAATTGATGCAGATAATTTAGATATCTCAGAAGCAATTAAATTTGATTTAATTAGTTCTTTCTTATCATGCGGATTCCATTATCCTTTAAATACTTATTATGATTTTATTAAAAAACATCGACATGAAAAAACAAAATATTTATTTGATTTACGTGTTAGGAACAACAGACCGTACTTGCCAGCCGAAGTAAAGATAAAA